ATCAAAAATTAGTGGATTTGAGTTGGGCCAAAGACTTAAACATTCAACTAATGCCAGGTAAGGACATTGTTCAGTTTACAAAGTGGTGGATTGCCCTAGTAGATGCGGAAGTCAATACAATCATCGGTCTTGATAACGATGGAGAGATTAATGTTTATAGAAAAGGATGATATTGACTGGTTGAAATACAGCCAAGAAACCAATGTTAAACGCAAGATTAGGGAAAAATCGGACTATCAAGGGTCTTTGGATGACTACTTTGCAGGTAATTTATACGCCAAAGGGTGTGCATTACCTTGGGAAAAGGCTAGAAATATCTCTATTAGACCGTCTGAAGTCAGTCTTTGGGCTGGGGTAAACGGACATGGAAAGTCATTGTTGCTAGGCCAAGTCGTGCTTGGATTAGTAGAACAGGGTCAAAAGTGCCTTATTGCTAGCTTTGAAATGCGCCCTGAGATTACTTTAGCGCGAATGGTAAGACAGGCCGCAGGTCAAAAAAAGCCTGCTCCTACTGCAACACAAGCCTTTTCTAACTGGAAAAAAGACCAGCTTTACTTATACGACCATCATGGGATGATTGATGTTCAGCAAATGCTTGCAGTTTGCCGGTATGCCACTACAGAACTAGGAATTACCCAAATCGTCATAGATAGCCTTATGAAGTGCGTTAAGGGTGAGGATGATATGAATGGTCAAAAAGACTTCGTAAACGCCTTGTGCGCCCTTTCAAGGGATTCTGGAGTGCATATACATCTAGTTCACCACATGAGAAAGGGAAGTGACGAGAAATCCATAGGTGGAAAGTTTGATTTAAAGGGTTCAGGTTCAATTACTGACCAGGCTGACAATGTGTTCATCGTTTGGAAAAACAAGGAAAAAGCGCAGATTGTTGCAGAAAACCCCCATCATTTTGATAGAGAAGTGCCGGATGCTGTATTGGTCTGTGAAAAACAACGAAATGGCGAGTGGGAAGGAAAGCTAAAGCTATGGTTTGACTACAAAAGTCAGCAATTTATTCAAGAAGCAGATACACCCATACACAATTATTTGGGGGATAAATGAATGAGTTGGCTCTTTTCGCAGGCGCTGGTGGTGGAATACTTGGGGGACACTTGCTCGGATGGCGAACCGTCTGCGCTGTCGAGTGGGAAAAATACCCAGCTTGCGTACTTGCCGCCCGACAAAATGACGGACTTCTCCCGACTTTCCCGATTTGGGATGATGTTCAAACCTTTGACGGAAAGCCTTGGCAAGGAATTGTTGATGTTGTTTCAGGAGGATTTCCCTGTCAAGACATATCTGCAGCCGGAAACGGAGCAGGAATTGAAGGAAATAGAAGTTCAATGTGGAAGCACATGGCTCGCATCATTTACGAAGTACGACCAAAATTTGTCTTTGTGGAAAACTCACCAATGCTCACTTCTAGAGGACTTGGAGTTGTTCTTGGAGATTTGGCCAAAATGGGGTTCGATGCGGAATGGGGAGTGCTTGGAGCAGCAAATGTGGGCGCACCTCACCTTAGAGAAAGAATATGGATATGTGCCAAACAACGAGAATTTCTTTCACACTCCAAATACAACAGGGCTAGATGTTGGGAGCAACAGTCGGAAAGCGTTGAAGAAAAGAATGGAGATGTGGCCAACTCCAAGAAGTTGTTCAGCAATGGCATCAACAATAAGCCAAGAAATAGCTTGGAACGAGAAACGAAACCCCAATTTAGAAACAGTAGTAGGGAGGAGAATGTGGCCAACCCCAGTTTGTCAAGATTCTCGTCATGCAATAAGTCGGCATTTAGACCCAAACAACAAATTTTGGAAAAGCAATTTGGGGGAAGTGGTAATGAGCGAAGAAGCTCCCAATACGACTGGCCGTCTGAACCCAACTTGGGTCGAGTGGCTGATGGGGTGGCCGCAAGAGTGGACAGACTTAAAGCCATTGGAAATGGACAAGTATCTAGAGTGGCAGCAATCGCATGGAAATTATTAATGGAAAGATTAGAAAATGGAAGAAATTAACCCAAACGCAGCAGTAGACTTTTTACTTAAAAATGCTAGTTTATTTGCTAAAGCTAAATCTGAACGGGTGTATTTAGAGGAGTTTCGTAAGTCTAAAAAGGCCCTTTTAATGCAAGAAGCCTTCTTTGCTGGGGTAGATACTATGGCAGGACAGGAAAGAGATGCGTATGCTAGGCAAGAATATCGTGACTTATTGGATGGTTTGAAGGAAGCAGTAGAAGTAGAGGAAACATTGAAGTGGAAGATGACAGCAGCACAACTTAGGGTAGAGATTTGGCGTACTTTACAAGCAAACAACCGATTAATTGATAAATCAACCGCATAGGAGAAAGCATGGCAACTTTTACATTATCCGATTTAGAGCATCCAATCCCTTTTTTGGGCATTTACAAAGAAGAAGATGGTTCTTTAACCATTAGCGTAGAGAAAGTTATGGAAAACGATAAACTAGCAATAGCACCTAAAAGTACCTTTAAATACAGTTCAGGTAGTGATGTACTCAAGACTTGGAAAGCGTATGGTTTTGTGCCGCCATCTACGGTACGCAATGATTACCTGTTTAAAGCCAACAGACTAGCAAGCGGTTTAACCAAGTAGTTAGACTAGGTACTTTGACACCATTTCAACTTTGGCTTTTCTATCAGCAAGGCCGATTAATCCACCATTAATTCGTTTTGTTATGGTGTCAATGTCATCTGCATCAGCAAGGGCATTTAAACCCTTCCTGTTCCAAAACCAACCTGCGGATAGGGCAGCGTACTTAGGTGTTGATAAAAGGTCAGGATTAGCCACTAAATCGACTCCTATGGCATTTCCGCAGTTAGCGTAGTTCTCTTTGCCGGTAAGTTGGATAAGACCACGACCAATGTACTTTGCGCCATCCCCATCTTCTGTATTGCCCATACGACCTGCATAGACCTTATTGGCTATCTTTTCAGGGTTACGCTCAAACTTTTCTGCGGTGTCTGCGTCAGGGAATCGACTAGGCCAAGTAGCCATTAAACCTCTTGCAGAATAGTTTAGGTTTTCTTTTAACTGTTTAAAACCACCTGATTCGTGCATACATTGACCAATAAAGTAAGCCTGGCGTTTGGGGGTAGATATATCGTACTTCTCAAAGGTTTCCAAAAGGGGTTCTAGCCACCTGCCTTCAATGCCTAGGGCTAATAATTGGGATTCAATCATGGTTTCCTTATCATCATGTTAGCGGCAATAGCCATCATATCTTGGATTTTGTTAATGTTTTCAGGTGGGGTTTTCCAGCCTACTGTTAGCTGTCCAGCGAATAATCCTGCGGTTGTAGGCATACTGGAACGGCAAAGAAAAGTCGCACCTTGCTGTAAATACCAAAAGCCGACCAAAGATTGCGCCCTAGTGTAACTTCCACAAGGAATAGAGCCACCGTAAAGGCTTAACAGGTCTGCGTTGTTTTCTTGATTGGCTGACAGCATCCCTACATCTATGCCGTCATGGGCTTTATCCCTGCCTTCTTTGGTGTATGCCCGTACCAAAACTCGTGTACCTAACATAATGTCTACTTCAAATATGGCTACCACATCAGCGTTGGTTTCTTTAAAAAGCAGCTTGGCAACATCGTCTGCTTTAGATACATCAATACGGAGTAAAGTCTTGTTTTTGTCGTATGCAGCTAGTAAAAACGATTGATTTGAGTAAATAAAATGCCCACTAAAGGCAAGTACCGCCATAACTACAATAGCAAACAATTTAAATGGGCTTTGAACATACTCAAGAATCTGAGGTACTAAATCCTTCATTTTTCTTTAGATTTCATGTCCATGATTTTTTCAAGAGTACGACCACCAAAATAGAATGACATTACCAACATACCCCATTGCCCCAGTAGCTCCACATATTTTTCATTAGCGTTATTGCCAAAAGCGCTCATCATGGCAAATACAAAATAACCACCAAGAATAAAAATTAAAGTCATGGGCCGAATGTTTTTTGATAGCCAGCTATCACTAGCCATGTCCGCTTGCGCCCGCTTGGTAACTTCTTGGGCTTCTGCGGTATCAGCCTGTATTTCAGCCAGTTTGCCTTCTTGGGCAAGTTTGGCTAGTTCTAGCTGGGCTTGTGCTTTAGCTTCAGGGTCAGGTATCAGCTTGTCAATTAGCTTCATGCCTACGCCAACAATGGTGTCTAGTCCTAACATATTAGCCCTTTAGCTATTATCTGTTTTTATTTTTTGAAAAAAAAATCAGTAAGAATTGAAATAGCACCGCCAACAACGGAAGCTACACCCATTAAAGCCCAAAGGCTACCTTTTGACCGTTCAGCCATAAGCACCAACTTTTTAAGGTCGGATTCCATGCAGTCCATCTTTTTTTGCATAGCATCAAACTTATCTTCGTAATTCTCAACTTTTTGCCAAAGTACGCCATAACGGACAAGGTCTATTTTTCCGTCATCCATAATTACGACTTCATAATGTACGCAAGGGCTAAATATGGTGGTAAGTTTGCGTTAGTTGCAGAGCTACCTTCGGTGCTAATAGATGTAGTAGTAGCTACGCTAATTCCTGTTGTTGCTGAAGAACTGTTTGTAGTTCCGTTTACCAAACGATTTGGGGTTGAACCTGGATTTACCGACCCGTCAATGGCTGGAACACCTGCGTGACTGTGTCCATTATCAGTTACAGAAGAAGAAGATGAAGCGGTATGGCTATGACTTACTAGGGTTGCATCAGCAGAACCACCTGTAGCATTTACCGCATAAGTAGAACCAGCACCAACAATAAATCGACTACGCAAGTCAGGAGTGCCACTTGAACCATCGCAAAGTAACCAACCAGTTGGAATGGTAGCAATAGAACCTGACCACATTAAAATGCAACCAGTAGGTACAGATTGAGCTACTGTAGCTGCATCTGTTAAAGCTGTACCGTTAGCCATGCCAGTAATTTTATTGCCACCCATCTGCAAATTGCCAGTAATAGGCGTTTGACCATCAGCAGCCACGCTTCCTGTAAGAGCAGTAGCAATGTCGCTCATAGTAGTATTACCCCAATTTGAGGTAATAGTTGTTCCTGTAACAACAGGGTTTCCTACTGGTAATAGGTATGTACCTGACCCGTTTCTACTCATTTGTAACTCCTTGGATGCCTTGTGTAGTCAAAATACGAGCAATATTTTTTAGCTCTGCGTCTGTTAATTTTGGTATATCACGAGTTGCTCTGCCTAAACCATAAGCACCCATTCCAACTAATCTTGGGCTAGTTAATGGTAATGCGGCTAAAGCCATAGGGTTTACAGTTAAAGCGCCGCCAGCACCAATACCTAATGCTGCGCCTTGACCAGCTAAACCTCTAGGAGTAAACGAACTTAAAGCCTGTCCTGCTAACGCTGGCATTAAATCTTCACCGCCTTGGTTTTGCAATGCTTTAGCTAGTTCCATGCGATAACCATAATTGGTATTGGCATTATTACGGGTCAAAGATTGAAGTTTACGAATAGCGGTATCTGCTGCGCTTCTGTTGTTTAAGGACAATGCTCGTTCAATTTCACGCTCAAGACTTAATGCTTCTTCATATGCTTTCATTGTTTTGGCATAGTTTTTATCTTGGGCTACGATGGTGTCTTTTACGGTATTGCGTACAGAACTGACTACTCGTTGAACTTGTTTTTGCATAGGGCTGTCAGGGTACAAAGCATCTAAACGCTGTTTAAGTGCATCTAATCCTTCTGCTGTATGTAATGTTGGGTCTTTTTTCCATGTATTAACAACGGCTTGCAATTCTTCTACTTTACGCAATTCGTCTGAACCAATCTTAAATTGACTACCTGTAGGAGTTTTAACTTTTAAACTTTCTACAACATCGTCTAATGTGCTTGAAATTGGGGAAAAATCTAATTTTGTTGGTGCTTTAGGTAATGGTTTGCCAGCCATGATTTCAACACTTGGCATGGTTGATTTAATACCTTGTTGGTATGCCTGGCTTCTACTAGCTCGCATATTAGCCAAAGCATCTTTAGCTTGGTCTAGCACATCCATTGCCGATACATCACCACGAATGTTCTGCAAAAAGGCTTGATTACCTTCACGACCTGCTCGTAATGCTTGGGCAATAGATTCTTCGCCTGCGCCTGTAGATAGTCCTAAACCTCTGCGAATTGCTCCACCTGCGGCTTGTATGCCACGACCAACAACGGGAATAGCAGTACCAATTGCTGTACCTGTAGCAACATTTTCACCCATTTCTC